ATATCGATTGCGGCCCCACCGCCTTGTGCCATACCAACCATGGCTGTTAGTGTGGCAGGAGTTATAGCCGCCTTAGGTGTGCCAATAGCCACATATTGCCCATCGGCAACTGTGGTCATCGACCTCGCACTAGCTATAATATCATCTGCCATACTGCTGTTTACCTTAAGTTATGATACCACCTGCACCAACTGGTTCAATACCTGTAGTGGTTTTAATATAATGATTCTGCACATCTTTAACAGTAGGTGCGTGCATCATCACATGTCGTTTTTCTAACCGTATACTCTTATTTAAGTCACTTGTAAATAGACTTTGTAGCAGGCCAAGTCCTTGTTGGCTAGGCATAACTGTACATGGTTTAATTACAGTAAATGCGTCATCAGACTCTTCTACGATTTTAGCAACGATTTCATCACCATTGACGATCTTAAAAGTCACGATATCATCTTGATCATACTTATTTGTTACTAACATTTGAAACTCCTAGTTTATTGAATAATTCTTCATCTGATAATTTTACTAATCCTTGATACCCACCTTCTACAAATAGTTCGTTACTTAGGTATATCTGTGGTGCTGTACGATGCCCTTGGGCGATTAGCCACTCACGTGCATCTTGATCTTCATCAATTTTAATTTCTGTGTATGCGATATTTTTTGTTTTTAATAAATGTTTGGCCTTATCGCAGAATGGGCAATGATTTTTACTGTATACTGTTAACATTTTTCTCTCTTATAATTCTGGTAAATCATCATACTCAACGCTGTCACCCATAACACCAATGACATAGTTGGTACTTTCATTTTCTTGTAATGCAGTTTGTTTCTTGCTGGTATCGCTGTGTTTGTTAAACCAAGGTATAGGTGTGGTCTTAGGTGCTGGATTACTGTACTTAATACCAATTTCTTTAAGTGCTCCTACTGCTGTGTAGTCTACAAACTCTTTCAAGATAGCAGCGTTAAGTCCGATCACTGGGCCTAGCTTGAACAAATAGTCTGCCCAGGCTTTTTCTTCGCCGATAACATCAAGATACATTTGATAAACTTCAGCTTCACATTCTGCTTTGATGTCTGCAAAGCGTGGATCCTCTTTGACCACTTGATTGATTAAGAAAGCAGTCCACTCTTTGTGTAGCAACTCATCTTGTAAGATCAAGCTGATAATATTGCCATTACCAATAAAGATTTTATTCTCAACCATGGCTAAACTTGTAGCAAAACTTACCATGAATCGGAATGCTTCTAAGCCATAACTTGCATGTAGAGCAAGCCATATGGCTTTGATGTGATCTCTCTCATCTACCTTATTGCCCATTTCTTTACGACAGTTGATCACATGTAACTTATCATAATAGTTGCCAATGGTACTGGCCATACCTATGATCTCTTCAGTATCGTGAATAGTGTTGAACACATCTTTAGGTACGTTATAGATATTACGAATAATATGGCTATAGCTCTTGCTATGGATATTAGTTTCAAAGAAGCTCCAATTACTAATAAGTGCTTCTAGTTCTGGCAGACTCACTACTGGCCCAAATACTTGATTAGGCGCACGACCTTGTAAGCTGTCTAAGGCTGTCTGACGCAGTAGGTTGCTGGTAAAGATATGTTTAACAGCATCGCTGGCATCTTTAAAATCTTGGCTGTCTTTAGTTAAGCTAACCTCTTCTGGTTGCCAAAAGAATCCACGTGCTGTAGTTTCAAAGTTAGCAATCTTGTTATATTTTACTTCTTCAAAACGTTGGATAGTCACAGGACCCGCTGGATCTAAGAACATCTTACGTTGTAGATAGTTTGTTTTAGTACTTAAATTGTATTGTTCTTTACTCATAGTTTACATGCCTCGCAATCTTCATCGGTTTCATCTGGTTGTGCCGCTAATGTTGGTGCAATTTCCGCATCTGCTTTTGCACCTTGTTTATTGATCAGGCTGTAGTAGAATGTCTTGATACCCCAAGCATGTGCCTGCATTAAGTTTTTAGCAATTAGTGTACTTGGCACTTTACGATCTGCCCAATGTGCTGGATTGTAAAATGTGTTTGTACTAATACTTTGATCAACATAGGCTGCAAGTACTGCCGCAGTTTTTAAATATGCGTCACAGTCTTTTTGTTCCCACATTAATTGATATTTGTTTTTTAATTTGTTATACTCTGGTACTACTTGTATAAAGCTACCTGCTTTACTTTCTTTAACACTGATTAAACTCATCGGCATTTCAATACCGTTAGTTGAATTAATTACAACACTAGAACTTTCAACAGGAGCGATAGCCATCAAGGTAGCATTACGCACTCCATATGATCGCATGTCGCTTCTTAACTGTTCCCAATCTAGTTCACGTGATGGAGTAAAATCTGCTAGTTTGTTTACACCTTTAGCACGATTCTCCCAAGGAAACTTTCCTTTGCCATAACGTGTGTGTTGACTATGTGTACATGCACCACGTTCACGAGCAAGTTCAACCGTGGCTTCTGTTAAGAAGAATGCCTGATGTTCCATCCATGTCTTAACATCTTGTAGTGCTTCTGTGGTTCCATATTCGTAGCCACGTTTAGCATGCCAATAGGCCAAGTTAGTAACACCAATACCTAGCGGTTGGATTTCATCATTGCTTAATTTACTTTGTATGCTTAAGAAGTCTTGGTAGTCAAGAATATTACATAGACTACGTTGTAGAATTCTGCAAGCACGTTTCATATCTTCTGGATTGCGGAAAGCTCCCCAATTGATGCTACCCAACGTACATAGAGCTATGCGACCATTTGGATCGTCCAAGCGTTTGAAAGGCTTGGTGGGCAGTAGGATTTCGCAACAGAGATTACTCTGATAGATGGTATGATATTCAGGATCAAAAGGTCCTTGCTTCATAACATTGTCAATGAACACAAGATAGATACGACCTGTGTCAGTCCGCTCTTTAAGTATACCGCCTTTAAATACTTCTTCCGCACTCAGTACTTTCTTACGTAGACCTTTTTGCTTTTCATACTTCTCATATAACTCTTCAAATAACTTTGTGTTTTTATAAAACGCTTCATATAGGTCAGGCACTTCATTAGGGTCAAAGAATGTGATATTTTCTTTATTCTTGAATCGACGCCAGAACATAGCATTAAGCACAACACCATAGTCCATGTGACGCACACGTGTTTCTTCTGTACCTTGATTGTTCTTTAATACGATCAAATCATCAAACTGATGATGCCAAATTGGATAGAACACAGTGGCGCTAGCGTTTCGTATACCGCCTTGGCTACATGAACGTAAGTCACCAAACCATTTCTTAAGGAAGGGGATCATGCCTGTGTGCATGATTTCCCCGCCTCGTATAGGACTCCCTAAAGGGCGCAAACGACCTATCTCTAGACCAATACCAGCACGCTTGCTGGCATACTTGGCCATCATCTCTCCACTAGCAAAAATACTGTCTAGGTCATCGTCTGATTTGATCAGCACGCATGAACTAAATTGTTTTGTAGGGGTACCTAAGCCAGCGAGTACTGGAGTGGCGAGCGTGAACAATCCGTCACTGGCGCAGGTATAGTAATCTTTGATGTAACGTAATCTTTGTTGTGGATTCTCATTATGGAATACTGTTGCAGCCGCAACCATATAGCGAACCTGTGGGGTTTCATAAATTTGTTTTGTACTACGATTTTTAACTAGATATTTTTCGATCAGCTGTTCAATGGCCGCATAGCTATAGTCTTCATCTTTAGCATGATCAATAACATCGTTCATTTTGTTCCACTCATCTTCAGAGTACCATTCAAGAAGTTCGGCTGTGTATAATCCTGTGGCTACGTTTGTTTTAACGATCTCAAATAAGTGTGGAACTTGATAGTCACCATAGATATCTTTACGTAGCATCGATAGTCGTTGTTTACCTGCTACATATTGATAGTTGGTGTGTCCAACATCTGGATTGTGTTCTACGTCAATTAGGTCAACGATAGCACGCAGTGTGATTTCGTCAATCTCTCGTGTGCTGATACCGTCGTAGAAATGCGGTTGTGCTTTGATTTCTATCATGGATTGACTGACGTCAGCTACGTTTTGACATACTTTAGCCACTTGGGCTTGCCATTTTGTTAAATCTAGTGGTACGACCGCACCACTACGTTTTTTAACTTGAATGTTACTCACTTGAAACCTCTATTTGTTTAATATTTTTCTAACTGTAAATCTATGCTTGAATATTGATAGAGCAGTTGTAACTGTTTTTCTTCTATCTGTTTTGTATTTACTATTTCGTAGGGCCAGTAATTAAGAATATATTTCCCATTGTCTAACCAAACTAGACTATGTCTTGTTTTGTCTTTATAGTCATAATATACTCTTATTTCTATAGGAGTCAATTTATGACTGCTAAAATATATAGTATACGCTATTCCTAATGCTTTTGCAACGTCACACCAGTAGTTTTCGGCTAATAATTCCCAGGGAGCCGGCCAAGATTTTGGATCACTAGGATCTAAATTATAATTAACAAATGGAGCGGTGCTCCACATGTTATTTAATTCTACTACTGCTGATTCTAAGGGTAGTCGATCAAGTTGATGGCGGAAATCTTTCCACTGCGTTAGCCTGTCATTAACACGCAGGTTCCAAAAATTCTGCCACATGATTAGACAAATGTTCTTGGTGAATAGTAGGTTAGATTAGCCGATGTGCTGGTATTGGTTGTGATATACTGTAAAACTGCACTGTTACCATAGGCAAAAAATGATAGCGTTACGCCAGTATCGCCAGTTTCCGTATATTCGTCATCTACTACAGCAACATTACCACTGATTTGAGTAACTTTAATAGTGCCTACTCTTGCTTCTATACCACGAGTAATCCTATAGTCGATTAAGTTAGTTAATGAATCTGTTAAGGTTAAAGCTGTATTAGTAGCAGAACCAATATTGCTGGCCAGTACCAAAGTAGTTTTAGCTACATTATTTGATGTAAGACTCGCATAAGACTGCAAGATGCTGACATTTGATTGTAATAATGCTATATTGGCCGCATTGTTATCTGCTGAATATTCGGTAAGGATTTCAGTGATCCCAACTGTTGGCGCACCTTCTACTAGAGTTCCGTTACCAATATATAAACGACGTTCGTCTATAGACCAACCCAGTTCGCCACTGGCTAATTGTGGTAGATTTTCTTGCAAGCCACGACGGACTTGGATTTTACTAATTTGTATTACAGCCATGATTTTACCTTAGTTCAATATCTAGTATTTATGCTAACTTATAATACTGTTCAACTCTGTCAAACCAACGGTCCATCCAGATCGTCCATTCATTACCGCTGACAGTCCAAGTTTGGAATTCTGGTCTAGCGAACGTGTTGTCTTCTAGGAGTTTAGGTGCTACTGCCATTAAGATCACACCTTGTTTAATGTCTGTGCCGTGGACTTCATTATGTGCGGCAGCATAGGCGCATAATTGTAGGAAATAGTCTTCAATCCACTCGGTTTTCTTAGGTTTATTAGTCTGTTTGTAGTCGATAATTGCCGGGCTACCCTTGTATACTCCACAGGCATCTGTTGTACCTGCATACAGGCCCGGAACGTATAAAGGCACTTCTATGCCCCATACTTCATCTACGTGT